TCCTGATTGCATATTATGTAAATATTTAGGAGTTGTTTTATCTGGAGGAGCAATATGTCTTGCTGTCCAGCCAACTAGTTCGCCGTTATAGGTAAAGGGGACCACTAATCTCTGCTTGTATAACTTTTCATTAAAGTATAGCAGTGGATATAGACCAAGTAGTCCTCTTTGTTCTGCATATTGTTTAATAGCATGATCGTCATCTAAATCATCTACAGTAACAACATTGTCTGGTAAATCTATTATATTAAATTTTGCTATGGAATACACATAATCAGAAGTATTTTCTGTTTCTAATTCTTCTGTGTATTTCAAGAGTTCAATTGTGACTTTATGTACATCTTCTTCAGTTGCACCTAGTCTGGTTGCTAAGTCTTTATACTTTTTACCTAAGGTAGGGTTAGGTTCCCAACCAGTAGTAAAGCCACAATTAAAACAATTATAGGATATTTTTGCTCCTGTAGTTATAAGTCCGCCACGTTTTCTTTTATCACTACACATTGGACAATCCATTGTGTTCCAGCCACTAGGAGTTTTACCTGTTCTAACTGGCAAATTATCTAAAAGGAGGCGATGTACACTCTCAACTAAAAAGTCTATATCCATAGTATTATTATACAGGATATAATGTTAAAAGTCAACTAGTTTCTTATTAAGACTTGGCTTATATTACCTGATGTTGGCGTATGTAAAATTCTAATCCAGTTTGCATTGATATTATAATTTTTAGTAATAATATTAGATGCAGGTTTTTTATATGTGCCTGCAGAAATACCAACATTTGCTATGCTTTGACCACTTAAGGTATAGTCCATACCTGCTAATCTTAGTTGATATGTTTTAGTATTTGCTTCAGTATCTTCTGTTGAAACAACACTTGCTACTACATTTGCATTTGTATTTCCTGCTAAATTTATAAGAGATACAACATTTGCTAATGTGGTTGCTGATGATAAATCAATATTTGAAGAATTAATTTCTGTATTACTATTTTCATTATCTGTAATTATTATAGATTGTAATCCTAAACTAGTAACACTTCCTGTACTTGTCTGTATATTACTATCAGTAATAATAATATTACCTGTTGTTAATAATTTATGATATACTTGTATATTACTCTCTAATGTTACCCAATCAGTACTTAAATTATTAGTACTTGGTACACTTTCAACTAGACTAGCCTGTACATCTATATTACCTGTATATGCATCAGGGTAGATTGCTATAGAATGTAATGCATTTGGAAAGTTTCTATCTTGATTACCTGAAAAAGCACTTGTTGTAAAAACATTTGCTGGATCACCATCTGTTGTTGATGCTACTTGTAAAAATGTGTTTGCACTTTGAGTTGGTGTTGGAGATTGATCTATTTGTTCTGTAATCTGTATGTCAAAAACTAATCCATTATTTTGGTCTGAATATACAGGCTTGTCTATACCTGAAACATCTTGTTTTGCTATGTAAATTCTGTATAATCCTGCTGTAACGTTTCTTAAGTCGCCTTCATCTAAAACTAACTTTACTTGTCCTACGTTACTGGTATGTTCTAAAAGTTTATAAAATAATCTTCTTTTAGTTGTAGGATTTATGAGATACGCACTTAAGGTATCACTAAAAACATTTTGTAATTTTCTATCTCTGTTCCTAATACTGAACAGTAATTCGTTTGTTAACCCTTTATGGGCAATTAATTTTCTATTATTCATAGGTCTGTTATCCACGTATAGGCCATCAGTACCAATAACTAAGTCAATATTGTTATCATATAAGTATAATTTGTGGTCGTTTTGGCTCATAATAAACTCTTTATATTGTACTATTTATCAATATTTATTATAAATAGTTTTGTGGAGAAAGAAGAACTTATCAAACAAACAGAAGAACGATATCCGTTCCTAACCGGCATCAAATATGGTGAGAATGAATACATAGGTATCGTCATCAATCACGATAATAGTATTTTAACATTTTACGATTTAGATAAAATCCCAAACAACGAAATAAGAAAACAGTTTTTAGAATTAGGTGAAACTTGGTGGTGGGAATCTAATAGGCAGTTACCGATAGATATATTTTTATTTCATGAAATGAAACCTTATAAAAATCTTTTAAGGACTTTTGTAATGAAAGATATAGAAATTATATTTGGCCCAATGACCTCTTTACAGAATTTAATTAAGAAAAGAATAAAAAGACGTGGGATTCAACTAGTTAGAAAAGTAGACTAACTTTCACATAATAGATTTAATTGTACGATAATAGCCAAAGCATAACCATAACTATGTGACTTCTTAAAGAAGTATGTACCATCATTTGGTTTTATCCATACATCTTCCTCTATTACCTTCCAATCCTTTCCCACCAAATGTCTTTTACCGGGTCTAATCATTGCAAGTATCATTGCTAATTCCTCAAGACTTGTAGGAGGATGTTGTTTTACTATATCCCAATGATTACTTATATGAAATAATTGTTCTACAATTTCCTTATGCTTGAATAGTTCCCACATAGGTTGTGTGTTAATTAGTTTATCCAGATGTGTCTCGTCTTTTATCCCTTCATAGATGTGATTGTTAAGAAAGTCTACCTTAAACCAACCTTCTTCTTCTGCTTCTTTGTGATCTATTGTACTGTAACCTTCTAAAGGAAACTTAGGAATGTTTTGAAAGTAGACACCAGTATTGTGTTTGGTAAACTTACCATCCTTTTCAATACTTGCAGAAGTGTGATTTACTAACTTGAGAAAGTCATCTCTGTTAGCCATATCAATATCTACATCAAAATCAATCTTCACTGAACAATAAACTCCACTTCATTAGTTTTTCTTTTTTAATTTTTTTACGTTCTTCAATTTGTTCTTCGCTGACAAGACCACTATGTTTCATAATATCAATCATACACATAACATCACCAATCTCATCTTGCAAATTACTTATATCTTCTGGGCAACTATCCTTTTCAAATCTAATAAGTTTACTACATGCCTGACTAAGTTCAGCACATTCTTCCATTGTTATTACTAACATTTCTTGTCTTTTATTCATTATTCTTCTTTAACAAATATTCCATCTACCATACGACCTTTTCTGTCTTTTATATCGTTGTATGCTACTGCTAAACATTCTTCTAATGTTGTGCCTTCCCTTTTAGCAATATTAATTAAAATAACTAAGCAGTCTCCTATATCATCTTTAACATCTGTACCTTTACAAACACTATCAGATAATTCTCCAACCTCTTGTATTAATTTTAACACTTGATCTTTACTTGTTGCGCCATCTATAAGATTTCTATCAACGTGCCATTTTTCTGTTAATTCTATCAATTCGGGCATATTCCACATTTCCATTCTATTCTCCTTCATATTCCTGCAACCTCACATGCATTCTTAACTTCTGCTACTTCTTCTTTATTGTTTGCAAACTGTTTCATCCAAAACGTTGCATCAATTATATGTTCTATCATTTTTACCTGCTCATCACTAAACTTAACAAGTAAATCATCTCCTGATTTGCAAAGATAAATCATCCAGGGCGATATTTTTGCACTTCTAATATCATGTACTGCTCTAGAAGATGAAACTTCTTTAAAATAATCTTGCCAAGACTTATTATTTTCTTTACCCCATTGATCAAGATAAATTATTGTTCTTTCTAATGCTTTCATTCCAGGTTCTTTTTTAACATACACTAATAAAAATTCATCATATAAACTATCTTTGTGCCAGTCTGCTAATTTTTTACCTTCTTTTATAAGCCATTCTGCAAATTGTTCTGGATTCAGATATTCGTTTGTTACACAACTTCTGCCAAATTTAACAAATCCCTCATAATATTGACTTCGTACAAAATCTTCATAACTTTTAGTTTTAGATGCTGTTGTATTCATCTCATAAAACATTTGGAAAACTCTGTAACCTAATCTTGTATGTGTTAAGTCCTTGTCTGCCATACGTCTTTTCTTTACACACATATGAACACTAAGAGTTCTTTCACTCTTAAAATTTTTCCCACACCATTTACATGTGAAATTATTTTCCAAAGATGTCTCTAATTGCTTTGTCATCGTATCCGTGTTCTTCTGCTAATTCTTTAAGTTCTTCTTTACTGTTTATTTCTATTAAATTATTAATATCGTCTGATTTCATATGTGGATATATACTGTATATAAAGTCAAATACTTTATTGTTTTTCTTTTTTGCATTAGGTGGTTTTAAAAAAGGATGAAACTGTATTTTACCTACACCACATGCTGTAAACAATAACCATTGCAACTCTGGGTGCTGTGGTATTTTGTATTCAACTTTATGATATCTATTAAGTAATTCATTTGTCATATAGATATAATTTGCGGCATCTCTACCTTGTACACTACTGCAATATCTCATCATCATCCAGGCACTAAATGCCTTCTTTTGTTCAGCACTAAGATTAGTATAGAACTTTCTATCCTTTTTATCTATTGCCGCCATTACATCTTTTAAAGGCAAGGCTGGATTCTTTTTAGGTGACATTATTCTCCTTCAAACTTAACAAGGGTTTCAATATTAAATCCCTGCTCTTGTATTATAGCACTTCCACCTAAATCGGGCAAGTCTATTACAGCCAAAATTAAAATATTTTCTTTAGGTATGTTCCAACATTGACAAATTAAACTTGCTATTGCTGTGGCTGTACCACCTGTTGCTATTAAATCGTCTATAATAACAATCTTGTCACTAGGCTTTAACTCTGAATTTCTTTGTATGTGTAAAGATGATTCTCCGTATTCTAACTTATAACTTCTTTGATATGTAGGATTAGGCAACTTACCTGGTTTTCTTGCAAGTATTAAAGGTAATTCCATATCTCTGGCAATTGGAGAACCAAATAAAAAACCTCTACTTTCTATTGCAACTATTTTTGTTGCATTAAACATCATACAACTTGCTGTTAGATCTATTAATGCTTTATTGAATGCCTCTGGTGTTTCTAATATACTTGTTATATCTCTAAATTGTATACCTTCTTTAGGAAAGTTAGGTACTGTTCTTATAGTGTCTTTTATATTCATAATGTAAAATCTTCCCAAGTTATTAAACTATTTCCTGTATTTGAATCTCCAAAATGGCCGTAATTAGTTGTATCAGGTAATATAACATTTTCTAATTCTAAAGCATTTATAATACCCTTAGGTGTTAGGTCAACTTCTTTCTTTATCATATTAATAAAATCTAATCTTAATTCTCCATTAGTATATATTAATAATGATGACGGTTGTTCTATTCCTATAACATAACTTAGTTGCACAAAACAATCTTCTAATTCATACTTGTGAACAATATTTTTTGCTAACCATCTAGCCATATAGGCCGCACTTCTATCTACTTTTGTAAAGTCCTTACCTGAAAAAGCACCTCCTCCATGTGGAGCATACCCACCATAAGTATCTACAACAATTTTTCGTCCAGTGATTCCTGTATCTCCATCAGGCCCACCTATAACAAATCTGCCTGTAGGATTTATTTGATATTTTGTTTTTTCTGTTAAAAAGTCTTTAGGCACAACATCCTTTACAACTTCTCTTACAAGTTCCTGTACTTGATGTTGTGTTGCATCAGCATGATGCTGAGTGCTAACTACAATATTGCTTATGTCTAAAGGTGTATTAGGTGCACCATAATTTACAGTCAACTGGCATTTACTATCAGGTAAAATAATATCTTTATATTGTGCATGAGTTTTTCTTCTATAAGATAATTCTTGTAATATTTTATGAGCATATGATATTGCAAACGGCATGTAATCTTCTGTTTCTCTATTTGCATAACCAAACATTATCCCTTGATCGCCTGCGCCAAAACTATCTGTACCTAATGCTATATCTGAACTTTGTCCATGTAGATAGTATTCTATATTTAATTTATCCCAATGAAATCCTTCCTGTTCATAACCTAATTGTTTAACAGTATCAATAATTATACCTCTTACTGATTCCTCCACATCTTCTTCCCTGTCTGTTCTATATTCTCCTGCTACTATTACGGTATTTGTAGTCACTAGGGTTTCTATAGCCGCTCTATTATTAATATTATGATTTATAAGCCAAGTTGCAATATGATCTGAAATTAAATCTGCAACCTTATCTGGATGTCCTTCACTGACACTTTCACTTGTAAATTGATACATTTTTTGTTTTCCTATTTAAATTTGTTTTCCATTATGTCTTCCCAAGTAGAATATTCAATACGATCAAACGATCCTTCAGGGAAAGCAGGAGGTACCCATTGCACCGTCCTTTCTCTTTTATATATTGTTTGTAACCATACTCTCTTTCCAGAAAGTAGTCTTACTGGTTTCCATGCGAACCACTTTTTCCAATCTGTATATTGTGCATCAGTTGGCTGTGGTTTCAAATGTGGATACCTTGTATAAGCAGGATGATTATAATTCCCCATCCTTTCTCATTTGTTCTCGAATTTTTGTTGCACTAATTTTTTGTGTTTCCTCATCAAGAACTTCCTCTTCAATTTTATATCCTACACCTCTGCCGTAAGTAATATTCATAATATTTGGCACAGGATAACATCTAAATTTACCTGCATATTCATAAAGTTCTTGTTCTATATTTTCACAAATATCTTCAGGAGTCCAAGGATTATTTTCACTCAAAGGCATATCTCGAACTAATATTGCTACCTGTCCGTGTTTTGCTAGTGCCCTTTTAAATAACTTTTTGTGTCCTTCATGGAATGGTTGAAATCTTCCCAGCATCTGTGTAGTAGGTTCCTTAGATTGAAACAATGGGTCTTTAATATCCACTGCAATTAACCTAGCCCATTTTTCTATTGCTTCTTCAGTCCACCAATCTTCTTCGTTAATTTCTATATCAACATTTACAGTATCATCTGGTCTTTCAAATACTTTATTGGTATCTTCATATCGACCTTTAGATATAGTGTTCATCCAAATTACATATTCAGGTTTAAATTTTCTTCTTAATTCATTAGTAGGACAAACAAAATCTGCTATAGCATAATTACCATTGCCTACTGTTTTTAAACAATAGTCGTTCATTCTTTTCATTTGTCTTTCTCTGCCTTCTGGAGAGAAGTCCCAATCATTAAAAAGTTCTCTTATTTCATCTGCATTATGCCATTTAGCATTTCCTAATGTTTCAACTAGGCGTTTTGCTAACGTAGATTTACCTGAGCCTGGTAGGCCACATAGTAAAATTCTTCTATTCATTTAATCTCCAATAGTTTATCTATTTTCCCTTTCCCATTCTGCATTATCTTCAAATTCTGCAAGATATTCATCCAGGTTTTCTTGTATGTTTTCCTGACTGTCATGCCACTTAGTATTTAACCAGCCTACCTGTGCGTCATAACTTTTACCGGTTGTATCATTATAATCATAGTCACAATCTAATTCTACTTTATCATAAAATACAGCATCAACAAATTCTGCTAAATTTGTTTCCACAACACCCATTCCAAGTTTAAACTCATCAAAAGGTTCGTCTGTATCCACAAACCAAGCACCAAAAGAACCCTTTTCACAACTGTGAAACATCAATACAGGCACATATTTGTTACCGTCTTCATCCTCTTCGTTAATTACTTCTGGTTCTTCATCAGTATTAAAGTATCCGCCTTCTCTTCCATATA